TGGAGCGGCTCGCCAGCGACCGCTCCTCGGATGTTCGTGCCGCGCTGGCATACAATCCGGCGCTGACGCCGGAGCTTATGGAGCGGCTCGCCAGCGACCGCTCCTCGGATGTTCGTGCCGCGCTGGCTTCGAGGCCGGACTTGAAGCCAGAGCTTCAAGAGCGGTTGTTCGAAGCCAGTGCGTTACATTCCTTAGCCTCCAACCCGGCGCTGACGCCGGAACTTCAGCGCCGTATCGCTGAATGTGATTTTTTCACAGCTCGCAAGGCTTTGGCCGGGAATCCTGCGTTGGTTCCCGATGTTCAACGCTTTCTATCCGGAGATCCCGAATGGGAAGTCCGGCAAAAACTTGCACAACAGAAGAATTTGGTGCCGGACGTAAAGCTCCGGCTGTACGACGACCACGATGGCAGGGTCAGTACAGCTTGCACGCTGACCCACGAGTTCAAAATCGAGTATTACTTAAAAGAACGCGTATTTGCGGTCTACGCGGGCGGATATGTCGGATCAGCCCGCACGATGACGAAAGCTAGAGCGATGCTCCTCAAGGCTTTGGCGGAGCAGTGAGGATAACAACCTTTCCCGAAGCTACGGCGCTGCCAACACGCAGGAGAAAGAAAATGAATCAGGTAAAACGATTCAAAGCAACAACGCAGGAACTGTCAGCAAAAGGTTACACGTTTCGACCGTCACGTGACGGTCGAATGGAAATAATGCACATTTCTACTGGCTTGATTGTCGGGCACTTCTATGCCCCCGAGGCTGTTGCCGCAGTAAAGGAATGGGAAGATCAATTTCCTGTATGTGAACTCTGCGGCGACATTGTGTGCGCCGAGCCAGGCGTGAATTGGGAGTGCGACGAAACTGGAGGTTGGACGGTGGTTCACGCCGACTGCTATGCAGATACGCTTCCCTACGTTCCGACAGATGCGGAATTGGCAGCAGAAGAAGCCGAGATTGACGCAGCACGTGAAGAGTTTCTACGATAGTATATAGCGTAACTGCAATGACAGCGCTCTGGCGGGCGCTGTCATTGCAGTTACGCTTACGCTACCTACGGCTAGGCATGTGGTAGCGCATCTGCGCGTCATTGTTACGTGGTAGCTTATAAAGCGAGGAGTGTGTTATAATATATCGGCGCTCGCTCTCACGCAGGAGATGTGCAATGCCGCCTGCGCTCGGTATCGTTCACACGTACGCAAAACTCGATGATTGCAGCGCGGCTATCGCTGCGCTGCGTGGCACTTGGCTCAAGATTGTGCCAGCCTGGTGGCCGCATGGCGCGGCTGCGCTGGCTGCGCTGCCTGGCCGCAAAGTCATCCGCACGTCGTGGGGCGATCCCTCGTATGCCAACGGCGCACGCGCCTACCCGCTGCCACGTGAGGTGATCGCCGAAGTGCGACCGTATCTCACGTTGATTCCCGACGCCGTCATTGAGGTCGGCAATGAGCCAAGCGGACACGGCCTCGACATCCACCGCTACAACGCGCACCTGGTCGAAACGGTGCGCACCCTCCGTCAGAACTTTCCCCGTGCGACCATCCTGCCTCCAGCGCACTCCCCCCACGCGCCCGAACGTGTCCGCTGGCTCCAGATTCTTGCACCGATCTCGCGTGAATGTGACGCGCTGACCATCCACGGCTACAGCGACGAGGAGGTGCACGGCGAGCAGCGCCTGGTGCGTCAGCACGTTAGCGCTTCAAAGCCGATCTGGTTGACGGAAGTGAACTACGGTCGAGATATGTCCGACGCTGATCGCGCCGCTGGTCTGCTTGCGCTGTTCCGCGAGCTGCCAGACGTTGAAGTCGCGTTGCTCTACCACCTCGACACGTATACCGGTGATCCGCTGGAGCAGCAGGGCGGAGCGTTTTATCGTCTGAGCCTGGCGACGCTTCAGGCGATGGGAGCACAGCAGATGATTATTCGCGATGTGCGTGCGGAGCTTGCGCACTACCGCACGCATACGCTTAAGCGCGGCGACTGGTTGATCGGACGCCGCACGCGTACCACTGCCCAGACGTTGCACTGGAACGGCCCGGCGGTACCTGTCCACCGGCAGCGCGGCGCGGGCGTCATGGAGCAGTTGCGCATTGATGTCGAGTGGCAGACCCGGCCCGGCTGGGCCGGTACGCAGCGCGGTGCCGATGGATTGCAATATCACACGGCTGTAGACGCCGACGGCGTGATCTATCGCTGCCGCGACGAGGACGCCAAGCTCTGGCACTGCGGTCACGCGACAGGCAACGCGGAAAGTCTAAGCTTACACCTGCTCCTCGGTCGCGGCCAAGCGCCGACCGAGGAGCAGTGGCGGGCCACGTTGTGGTTGCTGGATGACTGGCGCGTGCGCTACCGCTTCCCGATCAGCCGCTCTTTCGGCCACATGGAGTGGGTTTCGTCGGAATGCCCCGGCCCTGACGTAATGCGTCTGTTGCGGGCGTATCGGAGCGCTCCGGCACAACCACCAGCGCAAATTGTGCCGCCGGGCATGCGTCGGTTCGTGGTCAGCTTGCCTGCCGAGAGCCGGGCCACGGTTCGCCAAGGGCCGAGCCGGGCGTACGCCATCGCCGGCCACCTGCGGCCAGGTCACGAGATCTACGTCGATGCAGTGTTACCCGATGAGCAAGGCGAGACGATTGGAGGTCGCCGCGAGTGGGCGCATATGGCCCATATCGCGGATCAGCAAACCGACCTGGGTTTTGTGCATCTATCTGCGCTGCGTGAGCAGGTGTAATGTCGCGGCTTGAGGCGGAACTCGCCGCGCTGCGCGTCGCCGAACTGCGGCTCGCACGCGATCCAGACAGTCGCGCTCTGCACCTCGAAGTCCACCTACGCCGCCGCGCGCTGCATGCCGCCAAGCAGCAGACGCCACAGGAACCATTAGCAGAACTGATTGCAAAACTACTGCGCAACGAAATTACCACGGATACGGCAGGTCATGCAATCGCTCGTGATCCATCGCTCGCCGGCCAGGTTGCCGCACTGACTATCGGACAACACGCTCAGTTTGGTGAGTTTCGCACGGGAGACATCGCGGCTGGCAATATCATCAATATTCGAATCGGATCGGCATGAGCTTAGACAGTATTGAACAAGAACTTTTGACAACACTCCGCAGTGTCGATGCCGAACTGCGGATGGTCAAGCACGTTCAAGAAGAGCACGCGGCGGCGATTACGCAGCTTACGCAGCGCATGCAAGCATCGATCAACAGCCTGTCCTCCTGGGTGTCTGATGTGCAGCATGCGCAACGATCCGCGACGGTGCTTTCGATGCGTTTGCTCTGGTGTTTGATCGCGCTGACAGTAGTCGCGCTCGTGGTGTTGTTGAGCTTTGAGGTATTCTTGCTTTGGCAAAACGTGGTGTGTCGATGACTATGCTGCATGACGATGACCATGACCGACTGAAAGCATTGCTTGCCGAACATACGGCAACGATTCTAAAGCTGATCGATGAACGTCATACGCGACTTGCTGGCGCGTGTACTGAGATCATCATTGCTTCCGAAGAACGCACTGATGCTGCGTTGCAGAGATTGCATGCGGATATGCAGCGTTTGCACCAGGCGGTAGACGACTTGGCCGCCGGGCGGCGGGGAGACACGATTGATCAAACGCGTCAGATCGCTGAACGTCTTGACGTGATCGACGCGCATATCCATCTAATCCTCGAACGCCTGGAGCGCGACGATCTCCGCTTTGCAGACATTGATGCGCGAATGCGTGCAGTCGAATCGAAGGACGCCACCGTATGACTTTGACGCGACGCAAGAAGAATTCGATACGCGGTGGCGATGACTTTGGCGAGACGCGTTGCAATGCGGGCGACCTGTGGGTCATCGGCGGAGTTCACCGGCTCATCATCGGCGATAGCACCGAACCGGCGACGGTGGCGCGGCTGATGGATGGAGAGCGGGCGGCGTTCAGCGAGATTGATCCGCCATACGACATGGCTGCCGATGTTCAAGCAAGCGTTTGCGCTGCGTCAAGTGGCACGATTGCATTGTGGGGAATGGCGTTTGAGTTGTGGCCTGTCTGTCAATGGTGGGGGAAATGGCCAGAACTTGATCTGATTTGGCGCTTTTACTTCGGGAGGCTGTACAGCAAGGCGCGTCCGTTTTGTCACCATCGCAATATATGGATGTTTAATATTGACTATTACAATGCTGGTTGGCGAGGCAAAAACGGCATTCCGCCATCCACATTTTTTGAAGCAGCGTATGTCTCGAAACATCACAAACACGAAAAGCCCGTTGCGTTGTTGCAAACTATTCTCGAAATTTACAGCCCGCCTGAAGCGCTGATCTACAGTCCTTTTCTCGGCTCAGGCACCACGCTCATAGCCGCGCACAGGACAGGGCGGCGTTGTTACGGCGTCGAGATCGAGCCGCGCTACGGCGATGTGATCTTGCGGCGAGCGGAGGCCGAAGGGCTGACGGTGGAACAGGCAGTTTAGAGAACGATATGACGTGGGATGTTCGACAGCAAACGCTCTTTGACGATCCGGCGTTGACGGCTATCGCTGAACGTGCGGCGCTTCGAATGCGGCGAACGAAACAGCCTGCTCCTAGTTCGCCCGTCGATCTGATCTTTACTTTTTCTGGCGGAAACGGATTGTGCTGCATTGCGCGGAGTGCGGGCATGCTCTACGGTGTGCGATCAACCGATAACGCTTGTGTGTATTGCAATCCGGTTTTTATCGACAATCATTATCATGCCTACGACCACGCGCACCACGTTTCGGTAGTTCGACAGCACCGGCCCAGGTACGCCACTGTGCGCGATGTAATGACACGCGAGCAATGCGCGCAGGCGGATATTGCGTATTATGAATTGTCGCAGATCTTAGATTGGGCTGAAGAACTTGCGGAGTACGCAGAGCACGTGATTGTCATTCCTAAGTATGATTGTCTGGATCGCATTCCAGAATCGTATATGCTCGGTTATAGTGTGCCAACGTCGTACGGCGGAACGCCATTACCGATCAGCGCATTTCGCGGACGCCGTGTGCATCTCCTCGGTGGCGAACCACGATTGCAGGTCGAATACTGGCGAGAACTTGGCTCGGATGTGGTCAGCATTGACAACAACTACATTCAGCGCAAGTCGCAATTCGGCATGGTGCTCACAGAAACATTTGAGTGGAAGCAACTGTATGAGTATGGAGACTTAGGCTCATTGCCAAATCCGTGGTATGTGTGCTTTGCAATGAATTGCGGGCGCGTTGTGCAACTGTTTGGCCAAGAAGATCGTATGAAGGAGAACGCATGAGATCCTTTTTGATTGCCGCGCTGTACTGTTTGTCCGTGTTCGTTGCCAACCTGCTTGCCGGCGTGCTCATTCCGCTGCCGTTCTTCGGTCTGTTGTCGCTCGGAACGGTTGCGTTTGGCGCAACGTTCACCTTGCGCGATTATGCGCATCAGTATGGTCGAACGTTCGTTTATCGCATGATCGCTGTTGCCGCCCTCGTTAACGTCATCGGCGCACTCCTGACCGATACGCCGTTGCGTTTTGTCATCGCATCGTTTATCACGATTGTGATCGCCGAATCGGTGGACACCGAAGTGTATCACCGTATCAACGCTGCATGGATGTATCGTGTCATGGGCAGCAACGCTGTCAGCATTCCGACGGATAGCGTGTTGTTTGCGTTACTCGCGTTTGGCGGTACGATGCCCTGGATTGCGGTCGCCGCGATCATCTGGGCTGACATTGTCGTGAAAACGCTGGTTGGCACTCTTGTTGGCGCAGTGCGCGTGTTTCGCACCTCGCGCACCACAGCACCATGATTACACTACGGAGCAGGATGCCACTTGAAGTTTTGGAGAGCCAAAACGATCATTATGATCGTTTTGGCTCGCTAGGGCCGAAATGCTATGAGCAAAGAATCAACAACATTAATCAAGCCGCTCACAGCTAAGCAAGAAGCGTTTGTTGCGCATTATTTGCGTACGTGGAACGCGACTGAATCCGCACGGGCAGCGGGATACCCGGAACGTTCAGCGCGGCAAATTGGATCAGAAAACTTGTCAAAACCTGGCATTCAGGCCGCCATTCGCGAACGTTTGAATGAATTGCACATGTCTGCCGACGAGGTTCTGTCTCGCGTGACGGCTATTGCTCGTGGCTCGCTCGCTCCGTTTCTGCGCCGTGGCACGGAGGGCGATCTTATTGGTTTTGATCTCAGCGACGATCAGTCGTTGGGACTACTCAAAAAAGCCAGCGTTACGGAGCGACGCTTAAGATCAGGCGATACAGAACGCACGGTGACGATTGAGCTTTACGACGCCCAGGCCGCGCTCACGAAACTCGGCGAGCATCACAAGTTGTGGGGCGACAAGAGCCTGAACGGCTTGATGAAGCTGATCGACCTGAACAAGCTGACGCCGGATCAGCTTGAGCGCATTGCGAATGGAGATGATCCGCTTGCTGTTCTCCTCACTCCAACTCAGGGCTAAGGCTGCGCTGGAGCTGCGGCGGCGCGGCGGCGTCGTTGATCGATTCTCCGCGTATCGCTTTGCGCCTGAGCGCTACATCGTTGATCATCTCGGCTGGCAGCCATGGCGCGGTACGGCGCAACACCCCGGCCAGGCTGACATTCTCGACGCTTACGCCGATTCGCTGCGCCTGCAACACCTGCGCCGCGACGAACCCGACGCCTACCCCGATCCCGTACCGAACATCATCAGGATCGAAAGCGGTCACGGCATTGGCAAAACGACGCTGCTGGCGGGGATTGTTTCGCACTTCTTTGACTGCTTTGAGAAGTCGATTGTCTACGCTTTTGCGCCAGGCTATGAGCAGATTAATGACCTGCTCTTTAAAGAGATCCGCCTCCAGCGCAGCGGTAAGGCTTTGCCGGGCCGCGTGCTGGAGACGCCTGAGATCAAGGGCGGCCCGGCGCACTTTGTGAAGGGCCGCGCCACGAATGATGCACACGGACGCGGCACCGAGCGCGTGCAGGGCCAGCACGGGCCATACTTGCTCTTTGTCATTGATGAGGCTGAAGGCGTGGCCGACTTCGTTTACGACGCTATCAAGAGCATGGCCAGCGGCGGCATTGCAATCGTGGTTCTCGCCGCCAACCCGCGCACGCGCACGAGTCGCTTCCATCGCCTGGCCAGCGGGCGACTGGTACAAAACTTTCGGATCTCCTGCCTCAATCATCCGAACGTGCTCCACAATCGCCCGCTCATTCCCGGTGCCGTTGAGCGCGCATATGTCGAGACGATGATCGACGACGGAGAGACACAGCATTGTGAGGTGGTGAGCCAGCACGACCCTGATAACCACACGTTTGAGCTACCCTGGCAACCGGGCGTGATCTACCAGCCTGATGCTGAGTTTCTGTTTCGCGTGCTGGGCTTTGCACCGGCGAACATCGCCAGTAATACGATGTGCCCGGTCGGTCGGTACGAGGCCGCCAAGTCGCGCACTCCGGTGCCGGAACTGCCGTCCGTGGCACGCATCGGTGTTGACGTGGCTCGCTTTGGCGACGATGCTGGCGCGGTCTACGTGCGCCACAGTGGTGCAGCCTGGCGGGCTGAGCGTCTAAGTAAACTTGACACGACTGAGTACACTCAGTCGGTGAAGCGACATGCGCTACGCCTTGCCAGTTTAGGTGTGAACTCGCTACACGTCCGCATCGACGGCGGCGGCGGGTTCGGTGGCGGTGTGATTGATCAACTTCGACGTGATCATGATCTGCGCCACGCTTTCAGCGACTTTCAGGTGCTGGAGGTCAACAATAACAGCACGCCACGCGACGACAAGGCGTTTGCCGATCTCGGCACCGAGATGTACTGGCACGCCGCCGAGTCGCTAAAAGCGCTGGCGTTGGTGCGCCCGCCAGATGCGCTGGAGTTTGATCTATGCGAACGCACATATGAGTGGATGAAGGTGCGCGGACATGATGTGAAGCAACTGGAGCCAAAGAAGGCGTACAAGAAGCGCCACGATGGGCGCAGTCCTGACGACGGCGACGGCTTTGCGTTGGCCGTGGCCCCGGATCATCTGTTCAGCCGTCAGGCTCAACCCGTCACCGGCGGCACACGCCAATCTACTACTCCCCCAGAGCTGCCCAAGCGAGGAAGACTCCGATGAAACCTAAGCGCGTCCCTGCCACCGTCGTCGATCCGACGCTTCAGCGCTACGCCCGCATGTTGCGATGCGTGGCCGGGCAACTGGAGGCCGCCGCGTATCAGCGCGAGCGTGCGCACGCCGTGCGTGCCGAAGTGGTGCGTATGTTACGACCGGTACTGCAATGGAGTCAGGCAAAATCAGAAAAGGTGAACCCATGAACACCAACAAGCTCAAGGGCCGCATCGTTCCACAGCCCATCCCACGCCTTGATCCGACGGTCGTGGTGCAGCACACGATTCCGGCGGAGTTTGCCGCCGTTGATCTCGCCATCTGGTACGCCATGCAAGCGCCTGCGTGGGGTCCAGAGTCGCGCCCTGATCTCTCTGCGAACACCATTCTTGCGCTCAAGGTCGGACTACTGATCACTCGTGTGGCAGAGCATCCTGCACAGGTGAGCTACGTGCTTGCAGTCATTGCCACGCAGAAGATTCTTGGTTCCATCGTGATCGCGGCGGGGCTTGGTGAAACACATCTGGGCTTGCTCGTCGGTGATGTGCCGAACGCTCGCGAGGCGTTGACCGACCTCCTCGACAATCTGCGCCCAGCGTTGGCACACGCGAACGAACTCCTGGATCAGCGTCCTGTGCCGTGGGCGCAGATTGTCGAAGAGGCGTGATAAAAAAAACCAACTGTGATTGACGAACGTCGCTCGTTCGTGCTATCATATAACTAACTGAAGACGCCCTAGCGCCTCACCTGCGCCTCGGCCCCATTGACTTGGTCTAGCTTCCAACAGTTGTGAAGCCTCACCGAAGCGGTGAGGCTTTTTTGTATTCTTATGACTGATCTTACCGTCGCCACAATTCGGCCTGAGCGCACCGACCTACAGCGTGAATACGTTGCAGGTTCTGACGACTATTGGCTCTCGGCGTTTCGGCAAGCGGTACGGGCGCTGCCGCACTACGTTGATACGCTCGAAGCGGAGTTGGGCGACGATTCGTATCAGCGGATGCTTAACGACCCCCAGGTCGAAAGCAGCGTCGATCTTCTCAAAGCGGCGATACTTGAGGATAGCATCAGCCTTAACCCCGCTCAGACCGAAGATGGCGACGAGGCTGGTGCTGCGCAAGCCGCCGAGATGCTCGCTTTTGTGCGCCGAACCATCGACAATCTCACCACGCCGCTCGAAGATGTGCTGTGGGATATGCTTGACGCGCTGGCCTACGGCGCTCGTATCGCCGAGCTTGTCTACACAATGCCTCCCACGGGAGATGATGCCGGACGCTATGTCCTGACAGCAATCAAGCCAAAGCCCCGCGAGGTGCTCGCATTCGTGGTCGACGTGTACTTGAATGTGATTGGCTTTCTGGCAAACCGCCCTGGCCAGGCGCGGAGACTGATTGGTGTACACCTGAACGATGAGCAGCGCCGGAGTCTGTTGTCGCCGGATAAGTTCGCTGTTCTCACTTGGCGTCCCCGTAATAGCGACCCACGCGGGCGCACGGTATTGCGAGCCGCGTACAACGCTTGGTGGATCAAGACTCAGGCGCTCCCGGAGTTTCTTAAGCTCCTCGTGCAGTTTGCAACGCCAAGCGTGTATGGCACCACGTCGCCCGATGCCGTGGGCAACCCTGAGACCGGCGAGAGTCCGGAAGACCTGCTGCTAAAAGCGCTGATCAACATTCAGAACGGAAGTGCGGCGGCGCTTCCGCCCGACACCGTACTCGGCACGATTGAGGCAGGAAAGGGCGGTGCCGAGGCGTTCGACATCATCATCGAACTGCTCAACCGCGAGATCACCAAGGGCATCCTGGGGCAAACTCGCGCCACGATGGAGGCGAAGAACGGCAGCAAAGCCGACAGCGAGACCGGAAAGGAACTGTTTGATACGCTCGTTCGCGCCGGTCAGCGCACGGTTGCCCGCATGCTTCAGCGCGATGTGGTAGATCGCCTCATTGCGCTGAACTTCGGCAACAACCTCGTGCCGCTGGCGCCGGTGATCACCGTCGGCGTCGAGAGCGACGCCGAACGCTCGGATGCTTGGAGCGCAGCGGCGAGCCTGGAGCGCAGCGGCTACCTCGATCCGAGTCAATACCAGCAACTTGACGCCCTGCTCGGCCTAGCACCGCGCACTCCTGCCGAGATTGACGCACGTCGCACAAAGCGCAACGCTCCGACTCCTGCGCCGGTGTTGCCACAGGCCGCGCCCGACGACGACGATGAAAACGAGGAGTCCTGATGCACCTGCTGAGCGCCGTCTGTAATCGCCCGTGGCTGATCACACAGGATTGGTTACACACCATCGTGAAGATCGTGAGCCGCGAGCATCTTGATCCCGCGCTCGCGCAACAGATTCGCGAGGATCGCGCCAGCCGTCCCTCGGCGATCGCGATGCAACGCGGCCGGCGTATCGACGGCTCGCGGGCGGTGCTGCGCGGTAACGTGGCGATCATCCCCGTCGTCGGGCCGATTGTGCGCCGCGCCGATATGTTTACCGAGATGAGCGGCATGCAGAGTCTGGAGACCATCGTCACCGATCTGCGCGTGACGCTCGAAACACCCGAGGCTGAGGCGATCCTTTTTGCGATGGATACGCCCGGCGGCGAGGTGACCGGCATCAGTGAGCTGGCGGCGCACATCTACGACGCCCGCAAGCGCAAGCCGATCCAGACGTATGTGGAAGGTCTTGGAGCGTCCGCTGGATACTGGCTCGCCAGTGCCACCGAGCGCATCGTTATGGCTGACACGGCAAGCGTGGGATCTATTGGCGTCGTGCTTGCCGTCTACGACCCGGACAAAATGTCCAGTCGCACGATTGAATTTGTTTCCAGCCAGTCGCCGAGTAAGCGGCCTGATCCGCGCACTGAGGCAGGCAAAGCGGTATTCCAACGCATTGTTGACGATACGGCCTCGGTGTTCGTTGGCGCCGTCGCGCAGTATCGCGGTGTGAGTGAGGCGAAGGTGCTTGCCGACTACGGTCAGGGAGATGTGTTGGTCGGTGCGCGGGCCGTAAAGGCCGGCCTTGCCGACGAGGTGTCGACGTTTGAATCCACGCTCGCGGCGCTTGCCGCCGAACCGCAGCGCAGACGTAATGGGCGGCCTATTCGCTTTGCGGTACAGGAGAATTCTATGAATCTACGTGAGATGTTTACCGCCATGTTCGGCGGCGCTCAGGACGCCGGATTGATCGCCGGTGACGGCACGCACGAACCGATTGCCGATTCCTTGCTCGTCGCCCAGTCCGCGCCCGCTGAGGTGGCCGCGCTTCACGAAGCTCAGACCCGTGCCGCCGCCGCTGAGGCGAAGCTGAAAGAAGTGCAGGAAGCCGCGCTCAAGCAAGCGGCTACGATCTTTGCCAAAGAGCAAATTGCCGCTAGTCGCGCCGTTCCAGCTCAACAAGCGCACCTGGAAGCGCTGTACATCTTGTGCGAGACGCACGGACAGACCGCTGCGCTCACCGGACTGTTCAGCGCCGCGCCCAAGCACGGGCTGCTCGCCGAGCAAGTACCCGCTGATACGGCACTGCTCGGCGTGCCGCTCCAGCGGCCCGATGCGGGCACCACAAGTGTGGAAGACGCACGCAACGACGCCCGCGCATACGCCGAGAAGCAAAACAGCCGCGAGCGCCGCAACGGAGCCGCGTAGTCGTCGCCCAGCCGTTCATCGAAACACAAAGGAATGCATGTATGAGCAGTTATGGCCGCCAAGTATTGCAAGAAACTGGCTATCCGATTGCCGTCTCGGCCGACGGTCGGCCCGAGTGGGGGCCGGTCGGCATCACGTTGGACTGGTCAACCGTCGCCGCCGTCAGCGGCACGGACGAGACGTACCTCGATGGCACGGTGGTGAAGGTCGGCGCGAAGGGGTTGCCGTTCGGTACGATCCTCTGCCGCTTGGGCGTGGGGGAGGTGCAGACGATCACCATCGACGCGACCGGCGGCACGTTCACCATCACGTATGAAGGTCAGACGACCGCCGCGATTGCGGAGAACGCCACCGCCGCCGCTGTGCAGGCCGCGCTCGAAGCGCTGAGCAACATTGATCCAGGTGACGTGGTTGTGACCGGCAGCGCGGGCGGGCCGTTCACCCTCACCTGGGATGCACGCTTGGGGAACGTCGCCGCTCCGACCACCGACGCTAGCGCACTCACCGGCGGTGCCGGTACTGCCATCGTCGCGACGATCACCTCCGGAACGAACCCGGGCACCTGGGGGCCGTACGACGCCACGGCCACCGATGGACGGCAGACGCTCGCTCGTGGGCGCTGCGCCATCCTCAATATGAGCGTACTGCAAGAAAATGCGGGCGGCCTGCCCGGAACGCCGTCCGATCACCCGCCCGTGTTCACCGGCGGACTGGTCTTCAAAAAGCGTTTACGAGTGGGCGGCAGTGGTCAGCCAACCCTGAACATGTTTGAGGCGGCGTTTCCGCGCATTACCTACGTCGAAGCTTAAGATCGCCGCAAGGCGCAGCGCATCATAAGGAGAAGGAGAACGATATGGCTCCGATCGCATACGAATGGCTCAAGGCGCTGCGCCTTACAGCCATCATCCAAGAATTGCAGGACGTGCGGCAACTGCCACAGCAGTTGCGCTTTCTCAGCCGCACGCCCATCGTTCCAGCCACTGACGGCGAGATTCTTGCTCGCTGGACGGGCTATGTCCAAATCGCCGATCTCGTGGCCGACGACCAGCGGGCGCTCGTCTACAGCAGCGGCAAGCTCAGCTACGAGACCACGAACATTCCCAACATCAAGCACGGCGTGTCGTTGTCGCAGGAGCAACTGAATCAGATGCAAGCGATTGCCGCTAATCCCGGCATTCAGCGGGACGAGGCGATGGTCACCGATTGGGTGATGCGCAACATCGACGGGCTGCTGCTCGGCGTTCGCCAGCGCATGGAAGCGCTGTGCGTGGCGATGTCAATCGACGACCTCGATTACAATCGCTTCGGCATCACCATCACCAACGGCTCGTGGGGCATGCCAGCAGATCTTAAGGTGACCACCTCGACGCCGTGGGCGGCAAATCCGACGACCGCCACGCCCGTTAACGATGCCTGGGCTATTCGGCGCAACGCGCTCGTTCGCTACGGTCAGGAGTTTGACCGAATGACTATGAGCACACAAGCGCTCATGACGATGGTGGCGACCACCGAGTTTCAAAACAAAGCGCGGGCGTACCTCGCACCGAACGTGAGCTTTGTCAACCTCAACCAGGCCGACCTCGGCAGTATGGAAAGCTTGGCGCGAACGGTGCTAGGCGTGGCAGAGATCGAACTCTACGACGCTCGCTATTGGTCGCAGTCGGCAAATGGCGAACTGACGAGCGCACCGTTCCTGCCAATTAATCAGATCGTCTTTTCCTCGCGAGCCGACGACAACAACCCCATGGTCGCGGACTTCGCAAGCACCGTCGTCACCGAGACGATTGTCGATAGCCTGACCGGCGGTCAGGTGCTCGGCGGCCTCGCGCCACAGCGCGGCCCTATCGCTTACGCGACGCCGACCACGCCCGACCTGAACGCCCCCGGCGTGACGATGTGGGGCGTGGCTCGCGGGTTCCCGCGCAAGCACAAGCGGCAGGCGACAGCCGTGCTAAACATCGGCCCGCTGAACGACACGATCCCGGTTGGCCCGCCCTTTTAATTGACGAATAGATACGGAAGGATGACATCCATGGCTACGACACTTACACGCGAGCAGATGGAAACCGTGATCAGGCGCGGCGGTTCGGTGCTGCACAACGGGCAGACGATCACCCGAGTACAGGATCTGCCCTCGCTGGCAGAACTGGCGCAGGGCGATCCGGCAGCCGAGGCCGAAGCGCTGAAGGCGTTGCAGCAGCAAATGGCCGAGGTGCAATCACAGATCGCCAAGTTGCAACCGAAAGCCAAGGCAGGAGCATAACCAATGGCCGCGTACGGCAGCGTGAATGGCGTGCAGGCGCTGACCGCGCACATCAACTACAACGAAGCCAACGCTCCAACTGCCGAGGATGTGGAGGGGTGGCTGACGGCGCGTAGCGGCACGCTAAACAGTTGGCTCGCGCTGGCCGGGTTTGTGACGCCGGTAGTGTTGCATGAGGCCAAGGCGGTGCTTGACCGCTACGCCAATTATGGAGCAGCCGCCGACGCCGAAGCTTCACAACGCACGGCTGGCTACCGCGAAGACGACGAAGACCGGCGCGAGGTCTACTTTGCTCGCGAGTTCCGCCGCGCCGAGGAGTGGATCGCGTCGGGCGCACTGGCTGCGCTCGGCGTGCCGCAGACGTTGGTGGAAGCTGGCGTGCAACCCCGCGGAGCCAGAGTGGGACAACTGGCCGCTGGCGGGCCAGTCGATCCGCGCAACCGGCGCGGGCGCGGGGGGCTGCGATGATTAGCGTTACCGTTCGCATCATCGAGGGCGAAACACTGCGCGGCTTTGCGCGAGTTCGTAGCGGCTTTGCCGAAGCCGCTCGTGAGGTTATGCGGCCCGTCGGTGATCGCTGGCGCGATCACCTTATTGCCGAGACGCCACGCGGTAGGGGAGCGCCTCACAGCCCGCGCCTGCACGCCAACTACCAGACGACCGAGCGATACGACGAGCGCGGAGCGGAGTACCGCATCGCGAACGATGCTGATTACCTGCCATTTGTCTTACGCGGGCGGGGGGCGGTGGTTGCCGGGCCGGGGAAGATGCTCCGTTTTGAAATAGATGGACAGGTGTTCTTTCGTAAGCGTGTCGGCCCGGCCAAGGCCAATCCGTATCCAGATCGCGTGCGGCGCGTGATGCAGGTGCGGATTGATGCGATGGGGCCGATGCTCGTGCAGGCGCTGGTACGGCAATACCGAGGGCGGCCATGAGTACGTTTTTAACCGCACAAGCAGCACTTCTTGCCGTGTGCCGTACCTATACGACGCCTGCGCCGAACGAAGACGATCCGCCGGTTATGGTGTTTACAGAGACAAACAGCAGCATTGATGATTGGCGCGTGCTGGATCGTCACGGTGCTCGTGCACTTGTCATTGAGATGGGCGGCGATAGTCTTGAGGGGGACAACCTTGAGGGGCGCGGATCACAAGGGATGTTGCAAGAGATCCATATCTTTACGGTGGTTGTGGCCCGCGACCTGGGCAACGGGCGCGACGGCCCAACGGCGATCATTGGAGCGCTGAAGATCGACGTTGAGGGATTGAAAGCGCATCTACGGCAGAACGACCGGCTAAACGTCGGAGCGCCGATTAGCCGCGCATGGCCAACGCGCACCGGGCGGCCCATCTTCCGCGCCCCCGGCGCACGCGAGATGGCCTCACACGTTCTGCAAGAGATTACCGTTACCGTCTGGTGCGAAAGCGACTATCCCGCCGGAGAGGGCGGCTATTAATATGCGTATCCAAGTGATTCATCCTGGTAGTCCTTATAGCACCGCTGACGTGTACGACGGCCTCTGTGCCGGCCTACGCCACGCTGGTATGGAGCTGATTGAGTCGCGGCTTGACAGCGGACTTGCGTTCTTCGGCGATGCGCTCGATTTAATGACCGAGCGCTACGGCGAGCAAGGAATACCGGAGTGGGGGAAAGACGCATCAGCACTGGCAAGCGCGCGCATCATCGCACAGGCCGCCGCGCAGCGAACCATTGGCCAACCCGTAGATGCCGCGATTGTCGTAACAGGACTTAAACTCCATTGGAGCGTACCGATCACGCTGCGCGGCCTGGACATCCCCACGGCGCTACTCACGACCGAGACGCCCTATGACGACCGCGAGAAAAAAATCAGCGCACTCTACAATCATGTGTTCACGCACGAGATGCGCGGTCTTGAACTCTTCAAGGGCCACCCGTCGCTGCACTACCTTCCGCACGCTTACAATCCTGAGCGCCACAAGCCGGGGCCGTGCGAGCCGGACAAAGCCGCAGACGTGTACTTCGTCGGTGCGGGCTTTCCTGAGCGGCGCGAGTTGTTCAGCAGTCTGGTTGCCGATCCGGCGATCCGATTTGAACTTCAGGGCGTGCTGTGGAAGGGTGATGCGCTCGATGAGAAAGGGATGCATCTGGGCGCGGTACCAAATAGCGAGGCGATCCGCTGGTATCGCTCTGCGGCGATCAACCTCAACCATCATCGCACAACCACCGCATACTTGAGCGGAGATCACATCCCAGCCGGTTCTGCGGTCTCGCCGGGGCCACGCGCATTTGAGATTGCGGCGTGTGGCGGCTTTCAGTTGTGCGACGACAGCCGACCCGAACTGCACGCGATCTTCGGCGACAGCGTGCCGACGTATCGCGCTGGTAATGCCGAGGATTTACATGCCGCTGTGCACTACTGGTTGGCCCATCCTGACAAGCGCGAACGCCGCGCTGCTGAAGCGCTCCAGCGCGTGCAAGAGCACTCGTGGTACCGTCGCGCTGCACAGATTCTGGAGGTTCTTTATGCCTAACCACCCGTCACAGCATCCGACCGAAGCGTATTGGCACGATCCCGATGGCGATACCGTGCCGGTCTTTCAGCGCCCTGGTGAGTTCGACCGGCTGATTGCGCTCTACCGCGAGCGCAAGCCTAAGCGCGTATTGGAAATCGGCACGTATTACGGCGGCACGCTGCGCCAGTGGCTCAAGCACGCGAACAAAGGTGCGACCGTCGTAAGTGTGGACACCTACGCGATCCCCCGCGCCGACAACCGCCGTCACTACGCAGCGTGGTGCCCGGTCGGCGTACGCTTGCTCTCCTGGCAGGGGAGCAGCCACGATCCGCACATTATTGCGCACGTCACAGCATCGGGGCCGTACGACTGGATCTTCATTGATGCCGACCACACGTTGAAAGCGGTAAGTCAAGACTGGCAGGTATACAGCAAACTCTGTGCCGAGGCTGGCCTGATCGCGCTACACGACATCCTCCCGGCACCGACGATGCCCGAGCTACAGGTGCATCGACTGTGGCCAAAGCTCGTGAAGTCCGAGGCACGCACTGAGGAGCTTATCGACGACTCCAACGCGAGCTGGGGCGGGATCGGGATTGTCTACCGATGAAACTGACTCTGCACATCCTGACGGCCTGTAGTCGAACTGAAGGACTACCGGCGATTGAGCAGGCACTTGATTGTCTCCAGTCGGCACAACTTGATGTGCATTGGCACATCGGATATGACCTGGAGCGTCAGCACGTTGGCGGGCAAGCCGTGAAGAATGCGCTGCTCGACAGCCTACACGGCGATGGCTATGTCTGGATCTGCGACGATGACAACCTGCCGCATCCCAATCTGGCTCTGCTGCCTGACATCTTAGAACCCAACGCTCCTGGTCTGCTCGTGGCTCAGGAGCGAGCGCCGGGACGCATTGTTGAGGCACGCCCAGAACTTAACCACATTGACGCAGCGCAAATCATTGTGAAAGCGTCATTGATCGGCGGCGAGCGTATCCCTGAAACGTACAACGGCGATGGCCGATGGATCATCGCGCTCCATCGCCGCCTACATCTTTCGGCGGTCAGGCATGTCCTGGCTTATTACAACCGGCAGCGGTGGCCGGAACTATCTACCACCACCATATAGGAGACTTTTATGGCAAACAGCGGAACAGGCCACGGGCGCACTGCCCGAATCTACGTAAAGACGAGCGGCGTGCCCAACTACGAACTCATTCCGAAGTTGGGCAGCAACGGCACCGCCGTATCTGAAGCGGAAGTGCAAGAGCCGAACAACTTCCAGGAAGACACGGGCCAGGGCGACGTAACCAAAACGTACGTGCCGGACATCGGCGACTTCTCGGCATCGCTGACATTCTTCATGCAAGACGCAAACACCGATCACATCCAGTATCGGATGATGCAGGATGCACGCAACCAGCGCCCGGTCGACGTGCTGATCTATCCAATGCTGGGCGCGGGGGTCGCAAACTTCTATTACAAAGCAAGTGTGTACTTGTCGCTCGGTTCGCTTCCGATTGGCGTATCGGCACTCATCTCGGCACAGTTTGAGATGCGTGCTGCTGGCGCAATCACGCTCAACACACCGGTATAGTCTACGCCGGGGCGCGTAACGACGTTGGATGTCCCTTCCCCTCCAACGTCGTTACATTCGCCCACAATCGCAGGAGGGGGCGATGGCATATTTAACACGCGAGCAGATTCTACTGTCTATTCCGTTACTTGAGGCAGACTACGAGGTCGGCGATGGCACAAAGGTGCGTATCCGCGAACTTATGGCAGAAGAGCGTATCGCCGCGCAAGAAGCGGGCGATCTTGATCCTGAAACGCGCCGCTTTCGTAATCTTGGCATGTTTTACGCATACATTGTGCGTTTCGGAGTGATTGCGGAGCCATCTGGAGATCCGCTCTTTACGGACGCGGATCTTCCCGCACTGGCACGCGCACGTACGCCGATCCTGCCTCGCGGCGTACGCATTCGAAACCTGGGTGATGCCATTTGGTCTCTTTCGGAGGCCGACCCAGACTCGTTTCGTACAAGCAGTACTGAAACTGACGACGTGGGGAACGCTGACGCGGACAACCGCGCTGGGGATGGCAGAGGGGAAGATTGAGCCTGTTGGCCGAGAGGCCGATTTGCTTGTGTCTGAGCGTGTTGGCATCATGGATCTCGCCGCCGAACTCGGACTAATTGATGATGAACTGTTAGCACGTATGACAAGCCGACAGTACACCCGCTACCGCGCACGTGCTCTGGTAAAAGCCGCCGCCGCAAAAGTTGCACAGATAGGCCAACGATGAGCGACAAGATCGACATCCGCATCGGCTCATCCTTCGATCCGCGTGGCACGCAGGCAGCGGAAAAAGCAATCCGCGCACTCATGGATGCCGCCAGTAAAGCTGGTAGCGCGAGTAGTGGAGGCGGAGCGGCAAAAGCAAGCGAGGAGCAGGCCAAGGCCGCTCTGGCAGCAGCCAGAGCAATGACCGAGCAGGCCAAAGCTGCAATCGCACAAGCACGCGCCGAAGATCAGGCGGCGCGTGCTTCAGCCGCTTCAGCAATTGCACAGCAGCGCCTTGCTCGCGAAACGGCCATGGCTGAAGCAGCGCAAACCCGTGCAGCGGCAGCGGCAGCGCGTTTCACGGCGCAGCAAGATCGCATGGCGAGTAGCGCACAGCGCACCGCCAGCGGCGTGGCGGTGCTGCCGCGCACCATTGCCGGACTCTCGCACGAGGCGGCAAACTTCGCACGGTCGGCGCTCTCCTTCACTGCCGTCGGCGCAGCGGCTAGCGCACTCGGCAGCGTCCTGGCCGGCGCGGTAGGGACGGCGGCAACGTTTGAACAAGCCATGGCGAACCTGGGCGCGGTGTCTCTCGCCAGCGCGGCCGATATGCAGGCGTTGGAGGAAGCGGCACGCACTGCCGGCGCAACCACGAAGTTTAACGCCACAGAAGCCGCCGACGGGTTGACGTTCCTCGCGATGGCGGGCTATGACTCGCAAGAGGCCATCGCCGCGCTACCGGGCGTGATGAACCTCGCTGCTGCCTCAAACATCAGCCTGGCTCAGGCTGCGGACATTGCTTCAAACATCCTGACGGCATTCGGCAAGGACGCTAGCGAAACCGGAGCGCTCGTTGATGTGATGGCAAAAGCCGCCGCATCAGCCAACACCAACATCCCGCAACTCGGTCTTGCCATGACGTACGTGGCACCGATTGCGAAAGAGCTAGGGCAGAGCGTCGAAGTCAGTACGGCGGCCATCGGCGCTTTGAGCAATGCCGGCATTCAGGGAGAGAAAGCCGGTACGGCGCTACGGGCGATCTTTTCGCAGTTAGCGGAACGAGCTGATGAATTCGGCCTCAAAATCACTGACGCCCAAGGGCGCATGCTGCCGTTTGTGGATGTACTCGACGAACTTGCAAATGCCACCGAGAATCTCACCGATCTGCAACGTCTGGGATACTTTACGAAAATCGTCGGCGTTGAGGCGGCCGGCGCATTGGCAAACCTCGTCGCCAATCGTGACAGCGTGGCCGAGCTGGCAAATGAACTGGAGAACGCTGGCGGCGCGGCGCAGGCGATGGCGGATCGGCAACTGGAGACGCTTCAGGGACAGATGACGCTCCTGAAAAGCGCAATCGACGGTGTTGCGCTCTCCATTGGTAGCATGCTCACTCCGGCGCTGACGACTGTGGTTAGCGATGGCCTGATTCCGTTCGTGCAGAAGGTGCAAGAGGGAGTCGATGCGCTGACCGCGCTTCAGGCAGCAAGCGGCGCCACGCAGCAAGCAGTTGCCACAGAAGCAGCGACGCTCGGTAAGAGTTACGAAGATTACGTTGCGCAAATTCGTGCTTCCGGCAAAGAACTCGAAGAACAAATCGAGCGCGATCATTTTGGCGAGATGGCACGCCAGGGCATCCCCGCACTCAATCTGCTGCAAAACGTGCTTACGGGGTTTGCGCCACTGGTCAATCTTGCTTTTGAGCCAATTCCTGAAGCTGCGTACAACGCAGTCGCAGCGCTTGAAGCCACCGGCGCGACGGCAGATCAGGTTGCCGCCGCCATGGCCAGCATGCCGCCCGTCGTAGATGCGTACGGCACGGCGCTGGCATTCGCCGCATCGCAGGGCGCAGAAGCCGCAGGGATTGTGCAAAGGCTTGAAGGCGCTATCTACGGACAAGCTGCGGCAAGCCAGGCCGGACAAAGCGCTGTGATGAGCCTGCTGAACGCATTCAATCAAGGCGTCATTGGCGCTGATCAACTCCGCAGCGGCATGGACATTCTCAGCGCGGCGGAGATGCAACTCGGCAGCGCAACCGACGAGACGCGCTCACAGGTGATTGCAGCTATCCAGGCGTTCGCCGAAAAGAGAATTACCAGCGCTGAATTGATCGTCATCCTCCAGAACCTGCGCACCATTGAGGAGTTGGTGGCCGGAGCAACGCAAGAGGCTACCGCCGCAATTGACGACGACACGGCGGCCAAGGATGCAAACGCGGCAACCACCGATACATTGATCGGCGCTATTACCGATGAAATTGTTGCAAAACAAGTGGCGGCGGTGGAAAGCCAGATCCTTGCGGAGCGGCAACGCGAACTGATGAGCGCGGCGCAGGCGGCTGCCGCTGGCTCAGGCTCGCTCCAGAGCGCCGCTGCTGCACTGGCCTCTCAGTTTGGCGTGAGCGAAGCCGAAGCACAACGGCTGATCGGCGCATTGCGCCAACTCGCAGCACTCGGCGGCGCGTCAGCAAAGGGCGGCGGCGGATACACGCCGCCGACAAGAGATCAGATCGGCGCAGCCGCCGCCGCTGCGTCCACCGCACCACCAGGACGCCGTGGTGGCGGCGGTGGTAGGGGTAGGGGTGTTGGTGGTGGAGGGCGCGAACGTGTCGACGAGGCGGCAAAAACGGCAGAGCAACTCGCAAAGATTCAGTCCGACGCGGGAAAAAAACTTGAAGAGATCAATCAACAAACGGCAGATCGGCTCGTTGAGATCGACAAGCGTGCCGCCGAAGCGCGTGCGGCTATCGCGGCAAAACTTGCCGAAGAGATGGCCACCAGCGCCGCCGACGCTGCATACAGGCGCGAAGCCAACGACTTAGAGATCGTCGGCGAGGCTGACGAAAAACGTCTAGCGGCATTGCATGCACGCGAGAGGGCCGAAGCCGAGGCTGCGCAACGTATGGAAGCGCTGCGGCAGGCAACTCTGGCAGCGATTGAAGCGGGCGAGGTCGAGAGCGCAGAGGCGAATTACGAGGTGATGGCGGCGGCGATTAGAGAACGTGAGCAGCTTGATCAGGAGTACTATCAGCGCCAGGCTGAACTTGCGGGCGATCCAGCTTTGCTCGCTGAACTGGATCGACAGTATCAGGAGGCTGTCGCTGCACTCGAAAGCCGGGTCGCCACAGAGTTGGCGATTGAAATGGCAAAGATCGCGGCAAAGAAACAGGCGCTTGACGAGGAAAAAGCTGCAGTCATTGCCAACGCCGAAGAACAAAAGATCGCGGTGATCACCGCCGCCGAGACTGCTGCCGCTGCCGTGAAAGGGGCAACGGAAGCACAGACACGCGCTGTTGCCGAGGGACTAAGCCGCCAGAGTGCGGCAGCCAACGATTGGGCGGCAGCCGTTGCGGCGGCGTCTGATCGCGCTATTGCAGCGGCGCAACGCGCTGCCGCTGCAATTAGCTCGATCCCGGCACCATCGGCAGCCGGTGGAGGCGGTGCGTCGGTTGGAGGTGTCGAAGCGCGAGCCGCAGGCGGTCCGGTCAAACGCGGCGACCCCTACCTCGTCGGCGAGCGGGGCCCAGAACTGATCATCCCTGACAGCAATGGCACCGTGCTAGACGCCGCAAATACGCAACGCCTCGTGCGCGGCGCACAGCAGGCCGCACGCCAGCCCGTCGCGCCGCCATCTGCACCAAGCGGCTCATCTGGAGGATCATCGGGCGGCTCATCTGGAGGATCATCGGGCGGCTCATCTGGAGGATCGTCGGGCGGCTCATCTGGAGGATCGTCGGGCGCATCAGGCGCGATGGTAAGCGGCGCACAACCGAGCGGAGCCGCCGCACTCCTGAGCAACGCCGTGCTGCTCTCCGAGGCCGACGGTGAGGCGCTGAAACGATATAAAGAGAGCGTTGAGGCGATGGTCGGCACGCTCAACGCACTCGATGACCTCGCAGCGGCGACCGCACGCACCGCGCTGCGTAGCCCGATTGACCCTGCGATGATCACCGCACTGGCAAGCGAGGCCAACGCCGTCGCGACGCTAATTGCATCAACACTCATCCCGGTCTCCGAGGAAGAGCAAGAGGCCGTTAGCCGCTACACCGATCTGGTAACGCAGTCGCTTGGCATCATTGCCGACGTGGCGGATCTGAGCCGCAACCTCGCCGATCCGACGCCACCGATTAACGGCAACCAGGTGGCGATGCTTGCCGAGGCGGCGCGTGGCGTACTGGGCATCGTGGCAGATTTTCTCCATCCGCTCAGTATCGAGACAATGGTGCAGTTGGAGCGCTACGCCGATGCAAGCGAGATCAGCATTGGCATTCTGAGTGATGTATCGAAACTGGCGCGTGAACTGAGTGAGCCAACACCACCGATCAACGGCAACCAGGTGCGGATGCTTGCTGAGGCGGCGCGGGGCGTGACTGGTATCGTACGTGACTGGCTCTGGCCGACAACCGAGGAGCAGGTACAGGCACTCGAACACTACGCCGATGCCGCTGCATCCAGCATTGGCATCTTGAGTGATGTGGCGAGCCTGAGCAGGGAGCTAGGAGAGCCCACACCACCGATCAACGGCAACCAGGTGCGGATGCTTGCTGAGGCGGCGCGGGGCTTGACCGGTATCGTACGTGACTGGCTCTGGCCGACAACCGAGGAGCAGGTACAGGCACTCGAACACTACGCTGATGCCGCTGCCGACAGCGTGGGCATCCTCAGCGACATTGCATCACTAAGCCGTGATCTTGTCGAGCCGACGCCACCGATTAACGTCCGCCAAGTGCGGATGTTGGCCCAAGCGGCTCAGGGCGTGACCGGCATCATTCGGGACTGGCTCTGGCCAACGACCGAGGAGCAGGCCGATGCACTGAGCTTGTACGCTAGCGCCGCCGCCGACAGCGTGGCAATCCTGACGGACGTTGCTGCGTTGAGCCGTGACCTTGTCGAGCAGACGCCGCCGATCCGCACGGCAACCGTACAGCGTCTGGCGCGTGAGGCGCAACAGGTGACCGGCATCGTGCGCAGTGCGCTGTTGCCGACCACCGAACAGCAGTCCGATGCGATCAGCCTTTACGCCAGCGCCGTTGCCGACAGCGTGGCAATCCTGACGGACGTTGCTGCGTTGAGCCGTGATCTTGTTGAGCCGACGCCAGCAATCAACGTTGCGACCGTACGCCGCATTGCCGGACACGCGCAGGATGTGAACAAGATTGTGCGCAGTGCGCTGGTGCCGACCACCGAGGCACAAGCGGAGGCAATCAGCCTCTACGCCAGTGCCGCTGCCGCCAGTGTTGGCATTCTGAGTGACACGGCGCAATTGGCGAGAGACCTTGCAGAACCAGCGCCGCCGATCTCGTTTGACATGGTCAGGCGACTGATCGGGCATGCGCAGGGCGTGACAAAACTGGTACGCGCCGCACTGGTGCCGACCACCGAACAGCAAGCCGATGCAATCAGCCTGTACGCATCGGCAGCGCAGAACAGTGTTGCTATTCTGAGTGACACGGCGCAATTGGCGAGAGACCTCGCAGAACCAGCGCCGCCGATCTCGTTTGACATGGTCAGGCGACTGATCGGGCATGCGCAGGGCGTGACAAAACTTGTACGCGCCGCACTGGTGCCGACCACCGAACAGCAAGCCGATGCAATCAGCCTGTACGCATCGGCGGCGCAGAACAGTGTGAGCATTCTATCGAGTGTTGCCGAACTGAGCCGGAGACTTGCCGAGCCGACGCCACCAATGAGCATGGCACAGGTTACCCGTCTCGCCGACGATGCCAAACGCATTACAGCGACGGTGCGCGGGCGTCTATTGCCAACCACTGAGGCTCAGGCCGAAGCCGTAGGGCTGTACGCATCGGCTGCGCAATCAAGCGTCGGAGCGCTCAAGAGTGTGCTCGATCTTTCCGGCAAACTATTTGCCGACTACGTAAGCCCCACCGATGCGCAACTCAACATGATCGCCAACGATGCGCAGCGCGTGGTGAGCGCGGTAGACCGTGCGGCGCGTGTGTTCAGCACCGAGGGGCTAGAGAAAGCGAATATGTACGCCACGGTGGTGGGGCAAACCTTCACCGCATTCAAAGACGGGCTGCTGTTTTTCGACGCATTAAAGAGCGGCGATTTTGGACTTGACCCCGCACGGCTCGCCACGTTTGAACGTGGCACGCTGGCGACGCTAGCGACGTTGGGACGGCTCGGCAACGCAGCGGCGGCGATCCCAGCGCAAAACATCGCCGCACTCCAGAACGCGACGGGCGCATTGACGGCACAGGCCGAGGCGCTGATCCGCCTGGCTGCCGTGCCATTTGACAACATCGGGGCGATCACTGGAGCATTCAGGCAGGCCGGGCTATCACCCGGAGCTGGCGGGGGAGGCGGCGGCGGCGGCGCAACAACTGTGAACGTGACGATCAATGCGGCTGCCGGGCAGGATGTGAATGCAATTGCCAACGCGGTGATCACGCGGATTAATAGTCAGATTGGAGCAAGACGATGAGTAAACCACAAGCGTACATTACCGCACCAGGATCGTCTAGATTTCATCTCAGCACAGCACAGCCATTTCCTACGCCGTACGACGGTACAGGAACACCATGGATCGATCCGTTTACATCGCCGATTGAGATCGCGATGAACGAAAAAACTGGCGAGTTCTTCCGTGTGCAGTCAATCACGCCTGAACCGATTTTATCGGGATCTACGCCCCGAGCCATAAACTTTAGTGTGGTAGACACTGCGCTTCCGTTGCGCACCATCAGCATTCCCTTGCAACTCCACGCAACGTCAAAAAGAAATCTTATCCTGTTGCGCCGTCAAGTTGTGCGCTCGTTTCGCGCATCTAATCCAGAGTTAGGGATTGATTACGAAAGCGAGAGTGTCCGCATCCCGATCTACTCTGGAGTATTTCAAGACGACGGAGCATATTGGAATAATGAAGCGTTCACAAACAAGCATATGATGCGCGGTATTTTGACGCTTCAGTGTGGTATTGGCTACCGTTCAACGCCCGTTGAATTTACTCTTAACACCGCATTTGTCAACGGTACGCGCCGATTCCCTACAGAATACGGCGACTACAACAAGACGGTTGGCGATCCCGCCATCTATTTTTTTGGCTTCCCTCGTACCGGAACAACGCGATTATACATCGCTTCGAGTTCGTTGGTGAACGAAAACACTCTTACAGGATCAGTAGTCACGTCATTGACGACATGGCAAACATTAAGCACTCCAGCGGTCATAGGGACGCGGCAGATGCGTGTATTTGCGTTGGTCCAAAACGCATCGTCTAATTTACGGATGCGCATGTCCAACAGCGGCATTGAGCCGCTGACACCTGAGATAACACCTCGCGCGCAGGCGGCTATCCAGATTGTTGACATGGGAACCATCACTATCGTTGGTGGTGGCGGCATTACATTGCGAATCCAATTCCGCAGTAGCAACGGATCTCCAACAACGGGCACCGTGACGCGACTTATGGCTGTTCAGTACGAGCAGTTTGGTTTTGTCGACACCGCAAATACCATCACACTGAACAGCGAAAGTGAGTTTCCGCCGTCAGGCTTTCGCGGCGTCATTCCTCGTGTGTTTGGTGGTGGCATTTTCGCGTTATGGGAAACAAATAACATATGCGATATTGAAGAAACGGCGAGCTTCTTTAATGGCTTAATCAGACCATTGCGGGAAACGATATGATCGCATATCTCTATCAGCCAACGCTCACGACCACGCCTGGCGAAACTGTTGGCAATATGCTGTCAGTCTATGAATCCTACGAGCACACGATCAGCGCCACGTTCGGTTTTGAAACGTGTAGCATTGAGCGCAGCACCACAATCGACGCCGCGATGCGCTACACCGATCTGCTTTTGGCACCGCTGATCGTCTACGGTGAAGATGCAAGCGTTGCCTGGGAGGGATACCTCAATACCGTGACGATCAGCGCAGGCGAACGGGCGCGATCAGTCAGCCTGGATGCACTGCAAAACCGCGTGAGGGTGCGCTACCAAACCGTACTCGGCACGCCCGGTGTAACTGCCGCAACGAGCGATGCCGCCAGCATCGCGCGGTACGGCACGCGTGACGGCGTGGTGAGTGTGGGGGTTACCACTGCAGCCGTAGCAGCTACCACGGCGGCAGCCGTGCTTGCGGAGCGAGCGACACCGCAGGCACAGCCAACCAGCAGCGCACGCACGACGCGGGGCAGCGTGCCGGTAGACACGGTGCGATTACGCCTGGAGTTTGTGGGCTGGTACAACACGCTCGACTGGGTGGTACTGGAGCGCACCGACACCAGCACCGAACAAACAAGTAATCAGATCGCCACGCTGATCGGTGGGAGCGCTCCAGGTATTGGCGCGATCAATCCGCTGATCAGCACATCAACTGCTCGCATCACATCGACTGGCGTCAGCGATACACGCCAGATCGCTGCTGATACGACGTATCGCAGCGCGATTGAGCAACGCCTCAGCAAGGGGAACAGCAGTAATCAGCGCCTCGCGTGGGGCGTGTACGAGGATCGGGTGCTGCGCGTAGAGACGTGGGCAGGCGCAACACCGTCTACTATCGCGTATCAATTGCGATTAAGATCAAGCGTGATTGCGACACCTGAAGGATTGATCGTGCCTGGATATGCCGTGCGCCCCAACGCAATGATAGAAGAGACCGACTTTGCCGATCCAACACCCGGCATCGGTGCAGACACCGCATCACGATTCTTTGTCGAGCGCGTAACGTACCGGCGCGATGCCGGTGGCGACACTGTGACGTTTGAGCCAGCGTCGTATAGCGGACTAGATGCCAGATTAGCGAGAATTGGATGAGCAGCATTCTAAGCATTGAGGATCAGCGTTTGGCGCAACGTCTCGCCGACGGCGGCCTGTGGTCGTTGCTGCAACGAAACTGGTATGAAGAAGGGACGTTTACTCCTTCGTTTGCGGGAACAACCACGCCGGGAGTGTTTGGGCCGGGCTTTGCGCGTGGCTTTTATTCGCGCCAAGGCCGTCGCGTAGATTTTATTATCAATCTGGGCATCAATGGGATCACCACGCCGCCCGTGGGCAACATGGAGGTACGTGGCCTGCCTATCGCCTCGGCGATGCCGGTGGCGAGCATGGCCGCGCCGCTCACGGTCTATACATCCAACCTCGACTATCCAGCGACGGCGCTGGAGATTAGCGGTCGTATTCTCGACGGATCGAGCGCAATCCAGTTGTTGTACACACGCGACAATAACAGCATCGTCCTATACCCCGCTGCGTCGTTCACCAACGCGAACACACTGGTGTTCATCCAGGGATTTTACTACGTTGGTGGTGTGTAACGCCCTGAGCAATGTCGCTCAGGGCGTTGTGACGGCTGTCGTTGGGGGGGGGGGAGGGGCTACTCCCATACTGCCCATCGTTCAGCGTCACACCAGAGGTATTCTGCGATGCTGTTAGATGCAGACTCGTGCAGTTCGTAATTGAACTGCTGATCGTTGGATGTTACCGATACGCGATCTTCTGTGGCGTTCCAATCAATTTCCACCTGCACTTGCTCACTGCCTAACGCGCAATCGACTGCTATCCACTCAGCCACCTCTGTGACAATGCGTGCTTCTGTGGCGTTCCAGTCTAACGTTTCCATTCGGCCTGTTACCATCGTGTCCAGTTTCGATCCGGCGACAACGATGTGTACGTTTGCCTTCGTATTGGCAACCGCTTCCATCATCGAAACCAATTCACGGTACGCTTGATCCATCTCCCCACGATCTACCGCGACGTCGTAGTCGTAAGTTCCGTCGGTCAGGACGTAGCTGATGCCGTCGATTGACGGCTCCCAGCGCAGCGATGTGAGCGCGGCGCGGGCTTCATCCGGTGTCATAGACTGCATGTGTTGCTCCTTATTATTTGCGTTTCTCGTTCACATAACTAATTATATCATATTAGCGTCGTTTGGTACCATCAGTCACTGATCTGCGGATCATCCGCTCGATCGGTGTCTCGTTCACGCAGTGCGTGCTAAACCAGATGGTTTCGCGCTTGGCGTTGATGCGGCCTGCGCCGTTCGCCCGATTGCCATAGCCGCCGTTCGCTTCCCACCGATACACGTTCCACCCCGGAGGAACAGGCCGTCCGTCGTCATAGCCGCAGATGGCAATGCGCAAACGAGGCGTGTCGCCGTTGGCGATAGCCCATGCCCACGCCTCCTCCCACACGTTCGTTACGCCGTCGGCGTAAAGCATGCCGGTGTTAGGATACGGCGGATCAAGGAATACGGCGTTCGTGCCGCGCTGCATGACAGCCGGAGTCACGACGCGCCGCCAGTCGCCGCACACGATCCGCATATGACGGAGGCGGCGTGCGTATTCCTCCAGCAGTTCACGCACCGTCATGCCGCCGGAGCGGTGCGAGCGGCGGTGTACGCCCATGCCCGTTCTGCCCTCACCACCCAGGTGAGGAATTTGCTGGTGCAGTTTGCCGGAGCGGGGGCACCAGCCGTCGCCGATCCACTGGCAGATCCCCCACAGCCACCAGCCCGCGATCTTGGTGTCGTAGTAATCCGGGTCGGTGCGGAGTCGAGCTTCGAGCGCATCGCGCTGCTCGACCAACCAGCGATGACGTGCATGCAAGTCAAGTTCGCTGACCGGCCAGTCAACCCCACGCGCTACAGCGTCAGGATCGGCGGCGATAGCGCGGTAGCAGTTGGTGATAAATCCGTCAGCATCGTTTACCGTCGTTGTCGCGCCGTCATCGTGAGCAGACAGCGCCCATACCGCTGTGCCTGCGAACGGCTCGATGCGTGCGGCAACGCGGCCCATGCGTTCATGCACCAGAGCGACGACGCGGCTTTTTCCGCCATGGTAGGGGAACAACGAAGGGATCGTCAGCATTTCCCCTCACAGTATTCCAGAACACGGGTAAAAAATTCGCTGGCGTCTACGTAGCGCACACCAGCCGCTGCTGCGGCCTGCTTATCTTCGTGCCGATCACCGATGTAGATCGCGTCCGCTGCGGATACGCCAGCGGACATCATTGCCTCAACGAGCATTGCCGAGCCTGGCTTCCGGCGTGCGACCTGGGCCGGGTCGTTGTAGCGCGGATCGCGTGAGCGGGAGTCCGCATAACACACATGCACCGGCGTGTCTGCCGGGAGATGCAACGCTTTAAGCGCAGCGGCAATCTTTTCCTGTGCTTGTTTTTCCGTAACGAAGCCAAACGCGACGCCAGCCTGATTGGTGACAATTGCCACTTGATGCCCCCGACTTCGGATGTGCGCGAGATACGCAATCCGATCTGGTAGCGGCATCCAGATATTGTATTCTTTGTTGTCGTTCTCCATGTACGAGCTAATCAGCGTCCCGTCGAGATCGAAAATAAATAGTGTCATACGTCCCTGTCAAACCTCCTGTCATCGCTCCAGCGCTCGTCGCAGTAGTGCAACGCATCCTGCCGGATCTTCGTTAAGTGCTGTGCCGCTAAAACGCAGCACGCGCCAGCCGATTGCGGAAGCACTGTTTAACTTGAAGCGATCCTCATCAGTGTTGTGCCTGCCGCCTCCGGCTTGCCATTGGCCGCCGTCGAGTTCGACGGCGACCAGGTGCTCCGGCCAGGCGTAGTCGAATCGGTGGTTGCGCCAAGGCTGCAGGAACGCGTACTCACGCTGAGCATCCGGCAGATCCGCGCCATACCGTGCAAGCGCGTTGTTCCACGCATCGTGGTGCTGCGCCTCGTGCGATCGTGCTGGATGTTCCTGCGGATCATTCACGCTGCGACGAGATCGCTTCGGTTTGTCAATTTTGTTTTTTGCGAGCACGTCAGGCGATGCATGACGGAGCACGTCATCGATGCTGTCGTATCTTGCGGTCATGAACGCACCTCCTCGACAAACATGGCTTTGTACGGCACGTCGCCATGCATGCGACGCAGCGCTTCCAGCGAGCGGTACACCGGCATGTAGCCGACGCTCGGATCGGCAGCGCACCGGCCCGGCCAGCGGCGCACGATCAGCGGAACGAAGTGCGTCGGCGTGACATCGGCGAAGTCAGCCGGATTGCTCTGGTGCTCGTTGGTACCTGGCATCATCTAGAGATCCTCCTTGTGTTGCAATTCCACTTCTGAGACATACCGTTGGAATGACGACGTTTTCTTGCGATACTGCTCTGCCACCTCCACACGCCTCATACGCTCATGCTGCGCATAAGCGTACGTGTTATTGAGGATGCGTAGATGTTCAGCGACCGGGCCGAAGCGCCAGCCGCACGTTTCGTCGCGAAACAAAATACGGTAGATCGTTCTTCCGTCGTCAAGACGTACGGCCCTGGCGGAAAACGGCTGTTCAATGTCGAACATTGTGAATCGCCTCCAGCGCCTCCGTGGTCGGCGCGGGTACGTGAGGATGCGGCGCGTAGAGCGCATCGGCATCGGATTGCATGCCCATATCTTCCAAGCATACAGCCAGCGCCGCAAGCTGGCTGTTGATCTGCTTTTGACGACCCTCGTTCGCGGCGTTAGCCCAGAACAGCGCCTCGTCCGCTTCAAACATCCGACGCAGTGCGTCGGTGATACGCGGATGATCCGGCGTTCGATACGCTGTCGTTGTGATGCGAAGCCGTCGGAGATCCGAGTCGCTCAACGGCTGTCCAGCGTCGCGCTGCGCACGCACCAGTGCATACGCCGACCACCGCGCTCGCTCTTCGTCGCTGAGCGCGTTGTATGCTGCCTGGGCAGCGCGCGCACAGATCTGCTGTTGCCGGATCACCGCCTGGCGCTGTGCTTCCAGGCGTTGTCGTGCATCCGCCGGCGCAGTCACGCACACGATGCACACTGCGTGATCGGCGTGCGCTCTCACAACGTTCTGCACGCCGCAAACCACGCACGCACGCAGCGGCTTCGGGCGCTTCATCGGTTCCTGCGACGCAGCAACGTTAGGAAACAAATCGTCGCTCTCCGTGTTTGAACTGCGTTTCAGCGCGACGGATTTGGCTGGAGCCATGTTGTTGTTCCTCCTTTCCGCATATCGAGGGTGTAACTTTTGTAGACCAAGGGTGTAACCTTCGCGGCAGGATGTAACCGCATTTTAGCGCATTGTGATGCGGTTACACGTTTTCGAGGTTACACCTTGTTTGTAAGGGTGTAACCTCATTTTAGCGCATTGTGATGCGCTAAAATGACACAGGTTACAGGTTACACCTTTGCAACACACATATATAGAGAGAGATCAAGAAAACAAAAGTAAAAGTTAAAATCAGGATCGGTTAATTTAACTTTTACTTTTTGTTTTTCATCTGCTATAAGGAAAATCGAAATGGAGGGTGTAACCTGTAACCTGGCCCTTTTTTTGGCATTGTAATGCGCTAAAACGAGGTTACATCCTTGGTTACACCCTGGTTACAGGTTACACCCTGCTCGGTGTGCGCCACGCACTGAGCGCCTGCACCGGAATGCGGAGGACACGTGCAGCGCCCTCGTTGCCGATCTTACAAACGTGCGTTGACTGCCCGTCTTCGGCGGCTTCGATCCAGCCGCGCTGCGCCCAGGTCTGTCCATACAACTGCACAGCGTGTGGCCCGATACGTTCACAGAGCACCGCGCTGCGTGTTGGTACACGCCACACGTCCTCGCCGGTGCGACGATAAGCGACCGGCTCACGGTTTATCGTGCGCACTGTCCAACCCGACGACTGATTAAACGCCGGTTCTTCAGCGCCGACGATGAGCAACACGAGCGCCTCCCACGCATCGGCGGCTGGATCGCTCGCTTGTTTGCCGACCTGAAGCAGTGCGCTCCACTGCGCTAACAGCGCGTTGACATCGTCGTCATCGAGTGAAACCTGAGCGATCTCCATCGCCACACGCAGCGTCGCCATGGCGATCGCCAGCGTGTGGCGCCACGGCGCAGGTGCCGCTATCAGCGCTTCGTGCTCATAGATCGTTTCGGCTGATCCGGCGAATGCATGCCAGTCGCGCCACACCGCCTCAGCGAGACACGCGCCAAAACGCCCGGCTCCCGTCGTCCAAGCCGCTTCGAGCATCGCGGCTCGCGCCGCACCCTCGGTCGGATCAAGAGTTCCCATGGGCGACCAGCGTTGCCCATCAAGCCACAGCACACGGTTGTGCGCACCGCTGTGCTGGAACTCGACACGCGCTTCTCCGGCCATGAGCAATGTACCGCTCAGTAATTCGCCACCGCCGGCAGCACCGCTCGTGGTTCCCTTCGTATAGCTTTGTCCGTTCGCAAAGTTATACGCCAGGCTTTCCAAACGGTCGGGATGCTGTGCCGTGTGCGCTTCATCGACGAACAACGGCAACCCGCCAAGACCAGCGAGCGTCTGGAGATACCCGGCGGTGCTCGTGCGCGTCGCTTCAACGCGGAACGGTGCAGCCGTCGGTTCGCCCCAGGCTCCGACAGCAAATTGGATCAGTGTGGTCTTGCCGCTGCTCGGTGGCCCGGCCAGGTACACTGCGGGATTGCGGCGCGGACGTAACCGGGCAATCATCGGCCCGGCGAACGCAAACGCCAGTACGAGCGATGGGATTGACCCGAAATCCTCCCACGTGCTCATCGCTCGCAGCGCCGCCGGGTACGCCGCATCATCGTCGCCGCAGAAGATTGGGCGAGCACTCTGGTACAGCACGGAATCGCCGATGCTGCGATCTGGCAAAACGAGAACGTCGCCATGCAGGCCAAGACGGCTTGTCACGTGGATGCGTGGCAATTCAGCGGCATTCATAGCGATGAACTCTGTCAGGTACGCGGTCAGCAACTTCGCGTTGCCGTCGTGGATGAATGCGCCGCGTGCCGCCAGGCGATCGCGCAACGCACGCGCGTTCGCCAGATCGGTGCGCGGCAGCGCAAGTCGGCCATGCGCTGCACCGGCCCACTGAACGGTCGCTGCTTCTTCGCCGGTGCCAAGATCAGTGCCGAGACTATGCACGTAGATCGCGCCGTCGTAAACGGTTTGTGCTTGGCCGTTCGGCCCGACGCGAACGATTCGTTGGTGTTGCACATCGTAGCTTGGCGGTAAATGCAGCTCAGTCAGCGTGTCCGGATGGACACACAGCGGCACACGCGCCATGGCGTTGACCACATCGAGGTTGGTCAACGTTGCGAGGACATCTGCCGTGCTGTGGCCAGCAGCTAGGTAGTCATCAATGCCGACCTTCGCGCCGCCTGGGCCGTCTGGCAAAGCGGCAAACCGCACCGCTGACGCGCCACGCGCGGTCAGCAGTCGTGAGAGTCGCGCCAGCGCGTTGCGGACATCCTGGTTCGTTTTGACATCACTGTCAAATGCCAGGACGATCTCACGACCGTTGAGCGCGACTTCCTCCAGATCGGGAATAGCGACCTTGCCGCCGGCGCTGCCGGTTCCGCGCCAGCCGTACACGCCGTTAATCGACGCCGGCACAATCGCCGCTCCAAACGCTGTCGCCAGCGCATCGGCTTTCTTAGCGCCCTCGGTGATCCAGAGCGGAATGCTCGGATCACCGAGGATGTTGCGGTACTGCGGTAGCACATCGAGCAAATTTGGCGTGCTCTGCGGGTACTCGTATTTGATCGGTTTGCCGCGCTTGTTCGTGCGCGGCAAGTCGGGCCGCAGCACCCACGCGTTCGGCGCGTCAACACCAAGACGGCGCACGGGGAACGCCAGTGCGCCGCTGTGGAGAACCTGTTTGAGGATCTTGGTGCCGTGCGTGCATCCGAGCGCTTGCGCATCGGAGACCGCACCAGGCGCAAGGCTCACATAGCCTCGCGCGGCGATCACATCGGCACTAATGGCCGATGCCGCAAGTGCAGCGGCATGCCGCTCGGCAAGCATGAGCGTCTCGGTCATACCAGTTTTCCTTCAGCCGCAATGTTTTTGGTGCCATACGAGTAGCGCGGCCTTGGCATGCCAAGGCCGCGCGT